GAGATGGGTCTGAGCCAGAACCGTGTCTCAGTCATTGTCAACAGTCCGTTGTTCAAGTTGGAACTCGAGCGGATGATGCAGCAGGCGGACGACCAGGTGTTTGACGCCATGAGCAAGCTGCGTGAATTGCAGCCTGACGCCGTCAACGTCCTGCACGAATCCATGCACCAGCACGAGTATCCCCACCTGCGGTTGAAGGCCGCCATACAGGTGCTTGACCGCACGGGCATCAACTCACCCAGACAGATACAACTGCAACACTCCGGCCAGACATTCGAGCAGCGTCTGCTTGATGTCCGGATGCGTTACCAAGTGGACGACATTGACCTCGATGAGGACTTCGACCAGCGGCGGCGTCGCTTCATCACTGTCATGGGACAGGACGAATTGCTCGAAGATGACCGGCATTGATGTTACCCGTCTGGTGGTGGATTTCGAATACTACTGTGCGACTTGTCTCAAGATCCGCACCAAGGACCGGCGGGTTATTCCATTTAATCACTGGTATCCCAGCCAATGGCTCATTTGGAACAGCATCAAGCGGGACCTGGCCGACGGGCGGCCCATTCGCAAGATCATTCTCAAACCTCGTCAGACCGGCGCCTCCACTCTCACTGAGGCCTTCTTGTTCTGGACCGTCCACACCTGTCCCAACACCCACGCTCTGGTGTTGTCGATGGACAACGACAGCACCAGGTACATCTTTGATATGGCCCGCAACTTTTATGAGAACCTTCCTGAGGCCGTAAAGCCCATGAAGCGTTACTCGAACCGGCGGGAGCTGGTGTTCGAAAATCCCGACGAGAAGTCCCGGCCTCGGAATCCCGGCCTCCGCTCCCGCATCGAAGTGCAAACTGCAGGCAAGTATGTGCCGCCTCGTGGTGCCAGTTTCAACCTCGTCCACTTCTCTGAGGTGGCCTTCTGGCCCAATGCCACAGACATTGTTCCGGCTATCATTCCGATGGTCCCCGACCTCCCGGGAACCGCCATCATCTACGAGTCCACCGCCAACGGCGTGGACAACTTCTTCTACAACGAGTGGATGGCCGCACGCAACGGCGACAGCGTATTTGACCCGATTTTCTTTCCGTGGACGATCATCCCCGAGTACTCTTTGCCGCTTGATTCTGATGAGGAGCGGGAAGAGATTTTGTCGACCTTGGACGAAGACGAAGAGCAGTTGTTGCAACAGGGCGTGACCGTTGAACAGCTCAAGTGGCGCCGCCGCAAAATTGACTCCATGCATGGCGACAGCGACCTGTTCAAACAGGAGTATCCGGCCACCGAGCAGGAGTGCTGGATGTTCAGCGGCGAGCCGATTTTCAACCGCAAAATACTCAAGCAGATTCAGCCGCAGCCGCCGATCTGGCGTGGAGACATTGACGTCCTGAACGAACGCCTGGTGCCGAATGACGACGGTTTGTTGTTGGTGTGGGAGCACCCGGAGCCTGACGCACAGTACACCATCGGAGTGGACACCAGCAGCGGCACTGGGGCGGACTACTCGTGCATGCAAGTGCTGAAGCGGACGTGGCCCCAGGGGCTTGGCGACCAGGTGGCCGAGTGGCACGGCAAGGTTGACCCAGTCGCTCTCGGCCAGCTTGCGGTCATCCTCGCCCGCCACTACAACGACGCCATGTTGTCCATCGAAATCAACAACCACGGTTTGACGACACAGTCTGAGGCCCAGCGGCACTATTGGAATTTCTACCGCTGGCAATACTTTGACCGGATTGGCCGGACATACACTCAAAAGATTGGCTGGGAGACCAACATCTCCACCAAACCCATCTTGATTGACCGCACGGTCGCCTGCCTGCGAAGCGGTCTCATCGGCATTCGCAGCGAGCACCTGTTGCGGGAGATGTGGCTTTACATCCGTGTCCCCGGCACCATGACCTACACGGCTGAGAGTGGTCACGATGACCGTGTCTGTGCCTTCATGATTGCGGTGGTCACCAGCTTCATTGAAGACCCGGACGCCAGCTTTGTGTACACCGAGGAGCGGCCCGTACTGGTAAAACAACAGGCACCGAACCGCATTGGCAACGTCATCTTGCCGATGCCGTTCATTGACCATAACGACCCCAGGGGCGGTCGCTATGTGGAAACCAAATCGTGGCTGGTGTTGTGAGTCCCGGCGAGCGCAGCGAGCATTGACTCATAGTCTTGGTGGACTTACAACATTGGCGAACTCATAGCCCTGGCGAATTCACGACGCTGACGAACTGGAGGCAAACAGATGGCACGCACTTTGAAGCGCAACAGGGGCCGCAGGCCCAGGCGAAAACGGTGGGCCAACCAGGTGACTGACACACCGAGGAGTTTGACTCCCGCCGAGACCAGGAGGGTTTTCATCAGATGAGGTATGGAATCAGGCGTCCGAGGCTGAGGTTGGGTCGTCGCAAGCTGAGGTCGGGGTTGAGACGTCCCAGGCTAAAGATGAGGCTGACGCCGCTTCGCCGTCGGTCGTTTTCCCTGACGTAATTCCAACACCTGGAGGTGAATGACATGGCCCGGAAAAAGAAAACCAGTAGGCGATGGGCGAGGTGGGCGAACCAACCTCACAAACCGCGGCGTCTTTCGGCCAGAGGAATTGTGAAATGAAGACCACAAAGAAGGTGGAGTGCGACCTCGAAGAGTGTGCCCGGCGGCTGGTGGAGCAGCTGAAACCGCAGCTTGCCGCACAGTGTTTGTTGGACACTGCCCGCAAATTCCGTGTCCCGCTGTGGGTCTATGTGGTGGCTTTGTTGCGCCGCATGTACTCAAACGGCGAGTACACCGCCCCGGCGCTGGATGTCATCTGGACAATGCGTGAGTTGCCCTTGCCTGATGAATTTGTGGTGGCAAAGTGCGAGACCTGTGGGAGAACTTTCAATGCCAGGTGGCCAAATCAAAGATTTTGTTCTGTTAGGTGTAGTCCTCCTGCTCCTGCTGGAACGGGTCATTCAGTTGGTCTTGCAGTTGAGCCGGAGACGCATGCCGGATACACCTCCCGTGTCCGCCAAACCGGAGTGGTGGTGGAAAAAGGAGATGGAGTTTCTCGAGCTGATTGAACAACAGGAACGTGAGCGGCGGCATGAAGCTAATTGACAAATTGCACCTGATGTACACGGATGCCAAGCGGGCGCGTGAGCTGGTGTCCGGCGACTGGGACAAGGCAAATGACCTCATGCGCGGCATCGGTCAGTTGCCACATGGCCGTCCGCCGCACAAACCGGATGCCATCCTCAATATCATCCGGCCGCTCATCCAGCGCAAGTGTGCGATGCTGACGGACACCAAGCCCCGGTTCACGGTGCAGCCCACACGGAAAGGGACTGGCCACGCAAAAGCCGCTGCCCTGTTGGACGAAGTCCTCAACGCCTGGTGGGACGAGAACAACCTCGACATGGCAATCGTGCGGGGTCTGCTGTATGCCCAGACGTTTGGGGTGATGGTGACCCAGACCCGGTGGTCGGTCAGCCGCCAGGACATCGTTTTGGACATTGTTGACCCCCGTCACTTTTACATTGACCCTTGGGTGGCCACCTGTGAGCAGTTACCCGATGCTGAATATGTCATCCTCGAGGAAACACCTACGGTTGCAGAGGTGGAAATCCGTTTTCCCGCTGCGGCGGGAAAGGTGAAGCCGTGGAGTCCACCGAGCGACTCACAGCCACCTGGTCTCATCTCCCGCGTCTTTTCTCCGTTTTATCGCCGCACTCAACAGGCAACTGCAGTTCCACGCACTCTGTTGCGCCACTACTGGCTCAAGGACTACACCGTCGAAAAGCTTGAGCTGACTGACACCAAGACGGGCGAAACCAAGGAGGTGACGAGGCGTAAATACCCCGGTGGGCGTTATATCATCTGGGCGCATGGTGACATCATCCTGCATGACCAGCCGAATCCCTATTCCGACCTCATTCATCCGTTCGACATGCTGGACTGGTACATCAACCTCGATGGACCGTGGGGTGACAGCGAGGTCTCCTCTGTCCGCAGTCCTCAGCAGCTGCTGAACAAACTCGCTGAAGTCTGTATTGAAAACGTCATGCTGATGAACAACGCCATCTGGATTTGTGACAAGACGGCGTTTCCTCCTTCTGAAGGACCGGATGGATGGGGTCAGTTGACCAACGCTCCCGGGGCCATCATCAAAAAGCGCCCGGGCACCGAGGTGAGGCGGGAATACCCCACAGGTGTTCCCTCGTCCACCATCACCCTGCTCACCTGGTTGCTGAACTTCGTGGAAAGCCACGCTGGAGGTTTTCCTGAAATTCTGTCCCGGGGCAAGGCGGGAAACGTCCAAAGTGGTCTCGGCATCGAACAACTGCAAATGACCGCCAGTGCCATGTTGCGCCTCAATGCCCGGGCGCTCGAGGGCCTCATCCAACGTGTCGGCCAAAAGGCCGTGGCCCGGGTGCTGCAGTTTTATCCGGAAGAACGACTGTTCCACGTCTATGGACCGGGCAACGAGTTCCGTGAGGTGATGTTCATTCGCCAGCAGCTGCGTGAGGCCCTCGGGCCTGAGTCGCTGAAGGACTTGCATCGGGACTTCAAGTTCCGGGTCCTGCCTGGCAGTTCATTATCATTGACCAAAATTCAGAGGGCGCTGACGGCGCTGCAGCTGTACATGGCCGGGGCGATTGACCGCCAGGCCCTGTTGGAGGCCGTCGAGTGGCCTGATTGGGAAAACATTCTCAAACGCACAATGCAGGAGCAAATGATGGGCCTCGAACCGGTCGGCGTCGGCAAGAAGGGCAGCAAACGCGGCTACGGCCCGCTCGAGCGCCAGGCCAAAGTTGCCGGGAGAATCTAAATGCCATCTGTAAGTGAAAAACAACGTCGTTTCATGGGTGCCGAGCTGGGCCGATTGCGCCGTGGTGAACCCACCGAGACCGGCATGAGCGAGGAACAGTTGCGAGATTTTGCCCGTCGTCGTCGGTGGGCAAGGCACAAAAAACGCAGGCTGCAGCGGAGGCGCAGGCGTTGATTCGCCTTGCGACACGAGTGCGCCGCTTTGTGCCTGCGAGAAAGGAGGACACGATGGCTCGGAGAAAACGGGGTCGTCGGGGTGGCCGGAAGCGCCTCGCCCGGAAGCATCGTGCGGTAATTGTTTAACCCGCCGCTGATGTAGTGGCACTGGTGGGTCAGAACACTGGCCCACCAGACAACTAAAATGTGTGGACACAAAACACACTCAGACATATAATTAGTCTAAGAAATTCGGGAACATACAATGAACGGAAACCCTCAGTTACAAGCATTGATGGAATTGGCAGGGCGGCAGCAACAAGGTGCAGGTGCTGCGCCTGCGCCGATGCAAGCCGCCGGTGCAGGTGGGGCGCCCACGCCGCCTCATCCGATTGAACTAATCCAGTCGGGTCTCATGGCCCTCATGTTGGGCATGGACCAGATGGGACTGACGGAAACGGGAGCGAAAATTGTCCAAACCGTACAAAAGGCAATTGAGCGCATGGCGAAGACAAGTCCTGGCGGTCGTCAGGCCGCCGCTCTTGGTGCGATGACCCCGCCGACGCCCCCACCCGGTGTCGGCAGATTACCGAACCTCTAAGACGACGTCTGTGACCCCGCTGGGATTGCACAGACACTACGGTAGGAGGACTCGTGGCTACTAAACAAAAACAACAGACCGATGTCGAGGAACTGGAGTTTGACATTGACGTCAACTCCCTCTCCGACGAGGAGAAAAAAATCTACGAAAAACTACACAACCGGATGCGCCAGGCCTATCTCAAGAAGACCTCTTCACTGGCCGAAGAGCGCAAAAAGCTGGAGTCCGAAATGGAACAACTGCAACGCCAATATCAGGAGGCGGTGCAGAACCTCCAGCAATGGAACCTTTGGTGGCAATCGGAGGGCCAGTTTCTGACAGGGCGTGAGCGCCAAGAGAGTGCGGAGGACTACGGCGTTGAGGCCGACCCTCGCACCTACAGCAAGGAGATTGAGGCCCTCCGTCGAGAGTTCATGTTGGCCAAGCAACAATACGACAACGTCATCAGGGAGTTGTCGTCCAAGGCCAGCACTCTCGAAGGCGCGTTGCGGCTGCAACACGAGCTGTTCAACTTACGGCTCCAACATCCCGATATGGACATCGACCGTGTGTTAAACACCGCCAAGGAGCGTGGCATCACCGACCTTGAACTTGCTTACCGGCTTGCCTATGACGATGAGCTGCGGCAAAAGGCGGTCGACGAGGAAGTGAGCAAACGTTTGGAGGATGAGTTGAGCCGTCGCAAAAGTGAACAGGCGGTGGTGGAGACCACCCCGGCGACGCGCCGCTATGCCCCACCGGAGAAACCGGCGACTTACAGCCAGGCCAGTGAAGGGTTGTTGTCGGCCTTGCGACAGTCCGGTTCGAAGTGGGAGGGTTAAATGGACGCAAGGGAACTTGCTGCGCACATAAGGCAGTACTACATTCCCGTGCTCGTTGACAATGTCTTTACAGCGACACCGCTGTTTACTCGTCTGCGGGCGAAAAACCAAATCATCATTGACAGCGGCCGGGAAATCGTGCAACCGTTCATCTACGGTAAACTCACCAGCGGTTCATACGAATACGCTGATACCTTCGATGTCAGTTATGTCAAGACGGACGACTACCTCACCTTCCAATGGAAAGGTGCCTACGTCAACATCACCATTGACAATTGGTCAGTCGCCATTGGCAACGGCGTTGAAGGTGTGATTCCGCTGATTGAGGCCAAAATGCAAAACGCCGAGGCTACGCTGGTGGACATGTTGTCCAGTTGGATTCTCACAAATCCGAGCGACACCAAGGCGTGGGACGGCCTCTGGAACGGCATCGACGACGGTAACACCTTCGGCACTTACGGTGGTTTTGCCCGCAACCCCGGCTTCGTGTATGGCGGCACCGGGGCCAAGGCTCTGAACGCCTATGTGGACTCCACCGGAGGCACCATCTCCCTCGAGCGGTTGCGGACGGCGATGGGCAAGGCGACGATCGGCAACAAAAAGCCCGACCTCATCATCTGCCGTCAAAGCATCTACGACCAGCTCTGGTGGCTGGTGCAGCCGCAACAGCGTTTCCTGGGTGAGCGCCACGCCGACCTGGCGAACGTCGGCTTCGAAGGCATCAACTTCGACGGCGCCGCGGTGGTGGTGGACATGCACTGTCCGCAGGGTGTCATCTACGGAATCAACACCGACTACGTCAAAATGGTCATCAACAAGGACCGCAACTTCTATTTCTCTGACTGGGTCAGGCCGGTGAACAGCGACCAGCGCGTCGGGCAAATCCTCACAATCGGCAACCTGATTGTGCAGGCCCCACGCTACTGCTTCAAGTTCACCAACTTGACCGAGTACTAATCTCCAGGTGGGGTGGTGTCCATTCGGATGCCACCCCACGGATTGGAGGACTTACACATGGCAACATTCAACGCGACGATCAGCAATTCCAAAAAGACGGTCATTGGCAATGTCCGTTTGTACACCGGGACATATACGGTTCCAAGCAACGCGACCGTCAACGACAACATTCGTTTTACAACTGGTTTCAACAACCTTATCTACTATGATTTGTGCCATAACAATACGTATGGTGCAATCAGTTACAGCACAGAGTCCGAGGGCAGCCGGACAAACCTGTTGGTCACAGGTCTGGCAGGAAATGCCACCGGCAAGTTCATCATCATTGGCACCTAACGGGAGCGGCCCATGAGTTTCCGCACCATGAAAATGGAGCTTCAGTCGTTCATTCCGGAGCTGAGTGCAATCCAGCTGGGCCTGCGGATAAACCGCAGTTACAGCCACCTCCTGGACTTGCACCCCTGGAGTTTCCTCAAGCGTGAGTCCCTTTTGACGACATATCCCCCCCATAACACCGGCACCGCCACCGTCACAAATGGCTCCGTCACCGTCACTGGCTCCGGGACCGATTGGACCTCCGAACTTGTGGGCCGCTTCTTCCGCTGTGGCACCCAATCGTCGTTCTATCGCATAACCGCAGTGAACACAGGTGTGCAAACGCTCACACTCGAACAGCCATACAACGGCCCAAGTATCACCGCTAACTACGTCATCTTCCAGCACCAATACCCCAAACCGGCGGATGCCAAGAACGTCCTGAGTGTCCGCTATCAGCATCTGTTACCGAATGTCAGCAAGATGTTCATTGACCAGCTGGAGCCGGACCGCATCTCGACCGGGCAGCCGACGTATTGGTTGGACCTCGATGACACGACGCTGGAGCTGTGGCCAGTCCCGGACCAGGCGTACACCTTGCGCCTCTGGTATAACCGCCGCATTTCCGAACTGGCCGCCGAAGACGACACGCCTCTCATTCCTGAGCGGGTCGTCTTGGCCCACGCCAAAATGGCCGCCTACATGCAAATGGTTCCCACACGAAAGGAATACATACAACTCTACCAGCTTGCACAGAACGAATACCAGGACTTGTTGCAGGCGGCCATCGAGGAGGACATGCGCAAGCTTTCGCTTCCCCGGCGGGTGGTGACCGACGAGGCCTCGTTTCCGGTGTCGGCGGACTACTGGATGCAACACGACGTGTTAGACCCGCGTCGTTGGAACATATAAGGAGGTGTCGCTGTGACCATTGGGAATGTGTGGCTTGGCAGCATGCAGATGGACAGTTATGCGGTCACGCAGAATTTCAGCCAAAACACCGATCCGCTCAGTCTGTCCAACACACTCTATACTGTTCCGTCGGTGCTTGACCGCATCACCGCCAAGGTGACGAACCTCAACGAGACATTGACGGTGAAGCTGAGACCGGCTGCTGGGGCGGATTACGAAGTCACTCTTTATACTGCCTCCACCAATGGGCAAACGAGCATCGTTTACTTTCCGAGCCGGCCTTTGTTCCTTTATCCCGGCGACACTGTCACCTTGACTATAACGAACAACAACCACACGGGTTCTGCTGCCGTTACCATGACCATCTTGTACTGAGGACGACCATGTCTTCTGTGATGTTGGGCCGCCGCATTGGAGCAGACGATATCGTTTTTGGCAAAAGCCAGGTCAGTTACATCGCCCCCGACGGCAGTCTGCGGCAAGTGGCGGGGGTCAACGCCACCCACATTCCGTTCAGTTCCGCCGACGGTGTGGTGGACAACTTGGTGGACGGCACGCCCAAGCTGAATGTCTATCCACTCAATTTGGTGGTGGGCCAGACCATCAACTATGGCCAGGATGCGGGGACGCCGAACGCCTACTCCATCACTCTCAACGCCACCATCTCCGGATACGTTGCCGGTCAGCAGTTCACCTTCCAAGCCATCAATGCCAACACCGGCTCTGCCACGTTGAACGTCAACAACCTGGGTGCAAAGCCGATTAAACTTTACCGTGGTGGCTCGTTGGCGGACTTGATGTCTGGCGACATCCTCGCTGGCCAGGTGGTCACGGTGGTCTATGACGGCACTCAGTTCATCATGACTAGCCCGTCGGCCAACACCGTAAGCCCGCAGAACCTGGTGCAGGCAAGCGACGTCCAGAAACAGACATACACGTATTGGCACAACCTGAGTGAGACTGATTCGTATGTAATCAACCCCACACCGGCGGTTTCCAGTTACACCGATGGCCAGCGCTGGTGCATCTACACCAGTGTGGGCAACACCGGCGCTTGTTCGCTCTCGGTTAATGGCTTGGCATCGGTGCCCATCAAGAAGATGGACCGGTGGAGTAACTTGATTGACCTCGACACTGGCGACATTTCAGCCGGTGAAATTTTTGTAGTTGTCTATAACTCAGCTGCCAGCTGTTTTGTTCTTGTTGCCCCAACTCGTTCACGTGAATTTCCAGTCAACAGCTACTACATTGCACAGGCAAATCCTCAGACTTTACTTAACTACGGAACATGGATCTATGGAGAACCAACCGACTTGGGTCTTTTTCATTTTGATAACGACTTAAGCCATCACGCATACGATGGGTATTATAATTACTTGTCGATTAATGGAGGAAGTTTTTCAACGACGGCCAAATTTGGAG